CGTGAGAATTTTGATATCGGCCTGTATCTCCCCAGCTATGGCATGTATCCACCCCATATCACACCAGCAGCATCAGAATAAATATGTACACCTGCAGTAAATGTATGGGAGCTAGGGGGGGATGCGTACCTCTGCATGCCACACCGTAACTAAGTGGCGGGGTAATACTGTGGGCGTTCGCCCACTTACCCGCCACTTTCCCCCCCAGCGCGAGCGCTTCGCTTCGCTCAGCGCCATTAGGGCCTCGCTTCGCTCGGCCCTTGGGTACGATGCCTCCTTTCAAAGGATATGGAAACAGACTCTGGAATGGTGTGTACAAAGCCGGCAGAGTCGGATTTAAAGCCGGCAAATTGGCCTACCGTGGATACAGGTTCTACAACAAGTACAAGCACCTAGGACGCTATGCTGGTATCGTTGCAGGTGCATATCTCAAAGGCCGTTCCATGAAACGTGGGAACACTGAAGTCAAGCACCGGCAGGATGCCATCGGCACCGAAGCTGCCCCTACGAGCGTATACTCAACTGCTGTTGTCACATACCTCAACACCATCGAACAGGGTCTCGGTTACAACCAGCGTATTGGCGTGAGCGTCAAAGTCATCTCCATGCAGCTACGTATGGTCTTCAAACGCGGTACTGTACCCGTCGAAGCTGCCTCTATGGTCCGCTGGATGCTCGTCGAAGACCTTTTCCCTGATGGGACGACCCCTGCGGTCACCAGCATCATCGGTGATGGTTCTACATACCATGTGGGTTCCATCCGTAACCCCAATCCTTCTGCACACACACGTTACCGTGTCTGGATGGACAAAGTGTTCCGACTCGACACTAACGACACCGAAATGGTGATCAAGAACTGGTTCTGGAAAGGCAACAAGCATTGGAAATTTGCCAACAACCTTGGCACAGTCGCTGCCAACAGCCGCGGAGCGATGTTCCTCATCCAGCTGTCTAACGAGCCTATCACCGCTAACGCTCCTGTCCGTTCGTATGGTTCTTGGCAGGTGCGCTACGTCGATGACTGAATGCAACTCAAAACCGATGACGAGATCACGCTCTACGCCGACCTGGCCCGTGGTCTGGATACTACTGGTCTTGCCGACTCCGAACTCGCTGTCTGGGGACTTACCGGCAGCCCTCTCATCCATCCTCGCATCTTCGAAATCTGGGAAAACTTTCATCAGCACTCACTATGGTGGCAAACGCATGTCCTCATCATGTGGTTCCGCATGAACATGATCTCTTCTATCGTCTGTGCGGATATCCTCTGCCACTACTATCCTGAGATGAACAACATGATCATCCGTCTCACAACTTTCGACAATCGTCCGAACCCAATTTTGCCTTCAATGTTGCACCTCTATCATCAGTCTGTCAATCGTCGGGCACGCCAGTACTACAGTTTCAACAAGATGCTGATCGTCAACTATCGTCTGCGTATGGGACATAGTATGGAGCATGGTACTGTTGATGCCCAAGGTTACGAGCATACGCGTAGCGTATTTCGCACACGCCCCCGTGGTATCGAAGGCCAACGCCGCTAACACTAACAACGTCCTCCGCGTGGTCACGGAAGCGAGCGTACGCTCGCTCCGCTCGCGTCCGCTCGCTCCCATAACCTCGCTCCGCTTCGGTGTACCTCTCCTCTCTTTTTATTTGCGTACGGCGCCCCGTGTGTTTACCAACAATGGCATTCGTTCACACTCAATCCACAGATCAAACACATGTTGAAATCAAACAGAGGACTCGTCCACGGTATCGTTGTCGCTCGCTGGTTCAATGTCGTCTGCACAGCACTTGTCACATGTAATGATGAGCCACCTTGGGTCGTCGAGGCTGTCGTTTGGTCCGTCGTAACCTTTCCGAACTCGCGTACAATGGTCAGGCGACGCATGATCGCAGCTTTGACACTTGCTGGGACGTCCCGGTACCATAGTTGTGGGTCCGTGTTTGAAGTAATCCAAATGATCTTTGGACACCATTGGACAAAGCCGTGCTTGACTTGAATCAACATTGGATACCTGTCAGTTATATGCAGAAACACATCGGCACGCATGTTGCCATAGAAGTCGTCAATGATCACGTGCTCTTCACCATTGTATCCGTCTGCCCAGAGAGTCGCACCTTGTTGGGCGGGGAGGATGTAAGCTCGAGGGCCGGCTTCATCCCATGCACAACGTGTCTTCCCAGTCGCCGTGGGGCCCCAGTAGACACGCACTTCAGTCGGCCATGTTCGTCGGGGCGTGGTGAGGGCTCGTCGGGATCGGATTCCTCGTTCGTATCGGATCCATGCACTGAAGTGATCGCCTGAGATTGTCTCGAAGGAATCTCCTCTGTCAATCGCTCGTCGGAGGGCGTCGAGATCAGTTCGTTGGCCCTGAGCACCAGGTCGAGTGCCGCGCTCGTAGGGTCCGATGCTTCTTGGATCACGGCTTTCTTGCTTGCTGCAATAACGGATGTTGTCTTCATGGCCTCCACGCGCGATTTCACAGTGCGCACCTTGGAGCTGCAGTATGTCAACGACAGCAGCACGTCGTCTAGGTCGTCGGAGCACAACATAACCTTGTAGATGGGGCCGTCCAGTTCCAGGTGCAATCTCCTCCTGAAAGATGAGGTACTTGACGTCTTCTTCGATATCCGGCCCGAGGAGACGGGCTGTGTCGACTTCTGTATAGCGGAATGCTGTCCATGTCCAGGCGCGTGATACCATTTGGCTGACGTCGTGCTGTCACGCGTCAAACAGCCGGGGGGGAGGGTTGCGACATAATCGCGCCAGACGTGAGAATTTTGATATCGGCCTGTATCTCCCCAGCTATGGCATGTATCCACCCCATATCACACCAGCAGCATCAGAATAAATATGTACACCTGCAGTAAATGTATGGGAGCTAGGGGGGG